AGAGTGTAGTAGTGCCGATAAGGGTTGCGTCCATTACTGCACAAAGCTCTTAAGGAGAGAAATTGGCAGAGAGAAGAAGTTTCAGAGATATAATCTCAGGAAATACAGAACAAAAAAGAAGTACAGGTTTTAACTTTTTCAGACAAGGTGTAGACCCATACAACAGTAATTACATTCAAGGTTATCAAACTTCAGCAGGAGAATTTAATGTTGAAGGTTTAGGTAATGGTGCTTCTAACTCAGCAGTTGTATCTTGTTTGCAAGTATTAGGAACTGCATTCGGAGAAGCTAAATTAAAAGTTTATCAATTAAATGAAGTGGGAGAACTAGAAGTATTCCCTAATCATCAATTAACTATGTTGTTTCAGAGACCAAATCCTTATATGTCAGGAGATGTCGTACAAAACTACTTAGTCCAATCAATGCACATTTCAGGAGACGCTTACCTACTTAAGCAGAAGAATGAAGCAGGACAATTAGTAGCTTTATATCCATTAATGCCTGAGAATGTTACGCCAAAGGGAAGTGATGAAACATTAATCGAATACTATGAGTATCAGGTTAAAAGCCAAAAGATACGATTAGAGAGAGATATGGTTGCTCACTTTAGAATGGGATTAGACCCTGAAAACCATAGACAAGGTTTCTCGCCTGTAAAAACATTACTTAGAGAGATTTATGGAGATGAGAGTGCAGGACAAATGGCTACATCAATCTTAGCTAATATGGGTGTGCCTAGCTTTATGATTACTCCAAAAGATGAATATGGTTTAACAGAAGAAGAAGGAGAATCAATCTCTAAAGCATTTCAAAGACGAGTTGGTGGTAAGAATAAAGGTAAACCATTAGTTTTATCAGGTGGAGTAAATGTAGAGAGACTTGCTTTTAGTCCTAAAGATTTAGAAATAGGAGACTTAAGAGAATCATTTGAATCTCGTGTTTCTTCTGTTTTAGGTATTCCTTCAATAATTGCAGGGTTGGAAGTTGGACTTAAGTATGCTACTTACTCCAATGCTAAAACCTTGCGAGAGTTCTTTACAGAACAAAAGCTAATTCCTTTATGGGATATGGTCGCACAAGAGATTACACATCAGATATTAAAGATTGATTATCCTAACTCATCTAACTTAGAAGCACGATATGACTATACAGATGTTAGAGCTTTGCAAACAGATACTAATGAGATTTACGAGAGAATGAACTTAGCAGTACAAGGTGGTTGGGTTACAGTAGCAGAAGCAAGACAAAGCGTTGGATTACCTACTACACCTGAGCAAGATATCTATTTACTTCCTGCTGAGAAGGTATCTGTTCCTGCCAATATGTTAAGAGACTATCAACCAAGTGCAATAGAACAAGAAGAACAAACAGATGAAGTACCTGAAGCTATATCAGAAGCAGGATTTGGTGGTGCAGAGTTCAAAGTGGTACAAGAGATAGACGGAGAATACTGCGTTATTACAGAAACAGGTAGGAATATGGGTTGCTATCCAACAAGAGAACTCGCAGATATAAGACTTAGACAAATAGAGAGATTTGCTGATGAGCCAAAAGATATGGTTGGTAATGATGTCTTTACAACCCAAGAAGAAGCTGAAGCAAGAGCTAAAGAGTTAGGTTGTGAAGGAAGTCATAGTATGGATATGAATGGTAATACAATATATATGCCTTGTGCAACACACGAAGTGTATGAAGGTCTAATGGACAACAATGAATCCTATGACTCAGAAGGATAAAAACCTCGCAATAAATTCTTCTCCTACTGCTAATACAGTAGATAGTCATATAGAGAGTAATAAAAATAGTAATAGTTCTAGTAGTGTTTCGGATATAAGACAGTTTGTCTTTAATACGGAGATAGATTTAGATACTCTTGGTTTGGGTCGAAATGTGGATATAGGCGTAAGTGGAAACGATAAAAAAGGAATCTACGATGACTTGGATTTCTCGATACCTAAAGGAGTAAAGGCACAAGCCGAACAAGGACTACGACTACGTGCTGAGTTTGGCAGAGGTGGTACAAGTGTCGGTATGGCAACGGCTCGGTATCTCGTCTCCAATACAAAGGTAAGTCCTGAGAAGGTACGACACATAGCTAAGTACTTCCCACGCCACGAAGTAGATTTACAAACACAAGACGCTAGAGATTACTTCGCAGGAAGAACTGATAGAGCTACTAATGGCATTATCGCTTGGAAGCTATGGGGTGGCAATGCAGGACAAAGGTGGAGTTCTAAGTTAGTACGAGCTATGAATAAGAGAGACGAAGTAGAGAAGTCAGCTTCAGAGTTAGTGCGTAGGCATAAGCTAAGAGAACAAGCAGATACAGAATACAGAACAAGTCGTCTTACATCTACGGAAGTAAAGCAAGGTATCTATCGGAACTATGACGCTATGCTACGGAATTGGGAACGGTGGTATACGGATTACTATGTCGGTTTGTTGCGTAGTCAGTTTCAAAAAATCACGAGAAGTATGGTGCGTGGCAAAGACAACCGTGCGTACAAAAATTTTGTTTTGAATGGAGAATCTCCGATTTTAAATAAGATAATAGATGATACTACGAATGAATGGAAACTAGATTTGTATGATATCTACTTATCACAAGTCTATGACTTTGAGCTATTTCAATTTGGTATTCTCTTACCTGAATCTCTTAAAGGATATTCTGAATTAGAAGATACTGATTTGTTTACTTACAAGAACAGAAGGAAAACTCGTAACCAAGTTGTGAATGAAGGTTTCTATCCGATTCGACTTCGTGGTGGAGATATTATTCCAAGTAGTATTTCTCCTGTTCCTAGAACAAGATACAATCGACAAGCCGTTGCGTTTGTGAATGATAGGTTAGATTCAGTTCTGCCTGACTTAGCAAAAACTACTAAAGCTAACTTGAATAGAACAATCAGAAGAAGTATTGACGAAGCAGTTGAGCTTGGGTTGAGTGGAGACACAATGTACGAATACATTACAGGACAAGTTGAGAATGTCTTGCCGAAAAAGTTTTTAGGTAGAGCTTCTACGATTGCAAGAACTGAAGGTGGTGCGTTATCACAGTTTGGTCAATATGACGCAGTTGAGAAATCAGGACTCATTACTGTCAAAGAATGGCAGACTCAATTTAACAACTCAAGAGATTCGCACATTACTGCTGACGGTCAAGTCGTAGGACAAGATGATTACTTTACTGTTGGTAGTGAACGAGCTTTATATCCTAAAGCACCAAATCTATCTGCTAAAGAAACTGTGAACTGTAGATGTAATGTAATCTACCGTGAGCCAAGACCTGACGAAGTTATCCAACCTTCGATTTAACGGTAAGCAAAAAAATTTTTTTAAACGATAAAAGAAAACCCACCGAATGAACGGTGGGCTTCCGAGTTCCGATTAAGTGTGAACTATTTGTCGCAAACCATACAATCTTGTTGGTTTCTTTTTAAAGGACACAATCCACCGTCCATTAAAAACAAGTTGAATAGTTTTTGTTGAGTAAGCCATATTGTAAGTTTTTCGTTTGTACGATAATAGCTACCATACTGCCTTCTCTTTGAGCTACGGAATAAATCATAGAACTTAGTACCACTATGGTATTCAACACCTACAACTTTTCTAGTTGATTTCTTAGTACGCTTTGAGCCATTAGAACTCTCCACTACTTCTGTCTCAGTAACAGTTCTAAGCTCTTTGACTTTTAGCTCTACTGAGCCTGAAACTTTATTCCCGTCAGCATAATAGTTTTCTCCAACATAATGTGGCAACTGAATAATATCTCCGACTTGTAATTTATTAATATCAGGAATATCTTTACTCCACAATCCAAAAGATTTTAAGTCATACTTCTTTTTAAGCTGACTTAAGGTAGCACTTTTATTGTGAGTTGTTTTTGATTCAACTTCATCTCTGCCACCATACAGACTCCAAGAGACAGGACGAGCTATGCCGTCATAAGCCCACTCAGGATTACTGTATGAATCTTCCCTATTATTCCACTTTACTTTTTCCATTATTCTTCTCCTTCTTCTGCGTCTGCTATTTCTTCATCAAGAGCTAATAAAATATCGTATAACTTGCAAAAAGAGTCATCATCAATTAAATCTAATCTTTCATCAACAGTAAAAAGATTATTTAGTGCGTCTTGCATTTCTAATTTATCTTCCATTATTCTTCTTCTCCCTTCTGAAGATTTCTATTTGGTTTTTGACGAACAAAGTAAGCGAACTCTTTTGTCTCTTGCTCTGTTCTTTTTTTGTTATAGATACTAGCTTCCCTGATTGTCCAAGCCCAAAGGACTTCTAAAGGATTTGAGAATCCTGAGCAATCAAGCTCGATAGTATCTTCCAAGACAAGTTCTGCGTCTTGGAAGTTTTGAATGTCTGTGTAATCTTGTTTAAAAGATTTCAAGACTTGATAAGTAAATTTTTTCAATTCAACTCCTCTTATATTTTTCATTCATAATCTACGATAGCAGAAACTCTCCTACTTGTCAAATCTAAGATTTTTATAATAGAAGATTGACAACACAAAAATCAGAAATTAGAATCCAACCAAGTTGATTAATTATGAAAAAAGGAGTTGATATGAAACTAAAAGAAGAACAAATAAAAAGCCACAAGTGGTGGGTAGCTAACAAAGAATCTATTAGGCAGAGAATCATAGAAGATTTTAATTTGCCAAGCGATTACAAATTAGGTAACTAAATGATTTACCAAAAGAAAACAACATTTAGATTTGATTGCCCTGAATGTACTTTGGAAATAGAAGTAACACATTTGTATTGGTCTGCAATCGAATGTTTGCATTGTCAAAAAGAAATTGAACAAGAAGATATCGAGTTGAAAAAATGACAATCTTTGAAAACTTAGAGCAACTATTCCAACACCTAGAATCAAAAGAACAAATTGAACTAGCTGAGAGATTACTGCTCAAAAGAAAATTAGAAATTGGATTAATAAAAAGGGAAGAACAATAATGAAGTACGAAATAACTTTTGTAGGAAAAAAAACATACATAGTAAATAGTTGGCAAGAATCTTTAGAGAAGGCTAAAAATGATTTAAAAGGCATACACCCAAATATGAATATGGAAATTAGAGAGTTGAAGTTAAAAGATGATAACTAATTGCAGATGTCCTAAAGAAAAAAATTGTCAAGGTCATCTTAGCCTACAAGAACAGAAACAAACTTTAACAACAACTCAGTTTATGAATAGATATGTCGAAGATGATATTGTTACTGTTCCAACGCAGAGATGTATTATCTGTAGCCAAGAAGGAACTGTTGAAGTTATTAGGAAGGATTGGCACGAATTTATGTGGGATAATCCACGCAAAGAAGTGAGAGAATACTTCCCTTACCTAGATGTATCTGAATGGGAACAGATTATCTCAGGCTCACACCCTAAATGCTTTGATGATTTGTTTGGAGAAGATAATTAAATTATTTTTGTACTAAGATAAAAGAGTTGAATATCAAATACCCTGTTTAATTCAACGCAGATAAGAAGCTGACGCTTTGTTTCATTCATTCAGCAATCAACTCCGAAGCGTCAGCTATCTGCTAAAAGTTTGTTATAGTAATATCTATGGCAAGTTTATCTAACATAAGAGAAGGTTTAAAAACTCGATTAGCAACAATCACAGGGTTAAGTGTATATTCTTTTGTACCTGATTCTATTGAGCCACCTACTGCCGTTGTTGGAGTAATGAGTTCTTTGGAATATGATTCTACAATGTCTCGTGGCTCAGACATTTACAATATTCCACTTTACTTGTATGTTTCAAGAGTGGACGCTGAACTATCACAAGATTCATTGGATTCATACCTAGACACAAGTGGTGCAACAAGTGTAAAATCTGCTATAGAAGGAGATACAACGCTTGGTGGAAATGTAAGTTCTGCTAGAGTTGTTGAAGCAAGTAATTATGGTGTTTAT